TGGGCGTATTCGACTCTATTCCAAATGGTATCGGTAAAGTAATAGATTTCCTTAAGAAGTTTGGGGAAACCGTTCTACTATTAATACCGGGTGTTCGTGAGGCCAGGGAGAATATTCGAACATTCTTCGCCCATTTCATGAGTCCATTTAAGATTCTTAACAACACACTTGATAAGAACTATAAAGGGTTTAACGACTGGGCATTCGGTGTAGGTACCGCAATGAAACGCTTCCCGGTATTCGGTAAGATGCTGGGCGATTTCGTTATTGGTTTCTCTGATTTCAACAAAGCGACCCATAATATGAGTAGCTCTGCTGGACAGTTCGGGAATAAACTACGTCAAAATCTGAATAAGATGAGTAGCGACTGGAACACATTCTCCGGAACTATGAAAACCAACTACAAGACTTTCTGGGCACAGTTTAATGCGAATATGGATGGTGTCATCAATGGGCAAATCCGTAGCTGGAAAGACTTTAACAAGAACCTTAACTGGGGGTCTCTAATCCCTAGCAACATTACAGGTATGTTTAAAGGACTTAAGTTCGATATGCCTGACACTAGTAAGATTAAATCCGGTCTTGCTAACTTTGCGTCTAATCCTTTCGAGTCTATCTCTAAAGGAAGTGCCGGATTGTCAAAATGGTTGGAAGACTCTACATTCTCCTTCCAATCATTGGGTAATGTCGTTCGTAAGACATGGCCTTCACTCGGAGAATACGCCGATAAACTAGATAAAGTCCAATTCTCATTCTCATTCCTTAAACCTATTGTAGACGCAGTAGGGCAAGCGTTTGAGTGGTTGAGTAACAAATTGGCTGGTTTCAGTATCGGTAATTTCAAATTCTCAGATTTGGCTGACGGATTTAAACAAATCCAACAAACTCTGAGTGCTAACTTTGCTGATGGGTTTATTCCAGGTATCGTTAAATCTATTGACGGTTTCCGTAAATGGGTTAGTGAGCTTGGTGTTGTTAAACTTGCTATTGAAGGTTTAACCAATGGTAAAAATCTTATCGGTGAGATGACCAATAATATCAAGACTGAACTAGGCAAGTCTAAAGTTGATTTCACTAACTATAAGACGACCCTGAAGACTTTCGGTGGTTGGTTTGGTGCCTTCTGGAAGGGTCTGGGCGAAACTGTTCACGGCCCTACTATGACTAAAATCTTTGACGGTTTCAAGAATACATTCTCTGGAATTATCGATTGGTTTAAGTCCATATTCGGCCCGTGGTTTAAACAATTCTTCGGTTCTTTACCAGAAGATGTTCAGAAGTTCCTTATCGATATTTGGAACAATGTTAAGAAGTTCGCTAGCGATTTCTCATCAAACTTCAAAGGTGTTGATTTCTCATTCAAGAACTTCGGCGACTCTGTTAAACAAATCGGAGACGGTATCAGTAAGACCTTCGGTAAGGTTATTGAGTCTGTTAAAGATGTATGGGATGCCTTTACTAAGTTATTTGGTGTAACAACAGCTCATGCTGATGATAGGTCACCTCTTGATTTTGGTCAAAGCGATATGAAGAAAGCTAAATCTGGTATCAACGAACTTAGTGATGACGTAGACCATATCCATAACAAGACTAAAGGGATCTTCGAGACTATCGGTGATATGGCTAAGCTCATGGCTAACATGTTTAGCGAAGGACTTAAGCCATTTACCAAAGAGAACTCTGAGTCTATCGGACGTATCTTAACTTTAGCAGCGGCTATCGCAGTTCTTTGGAATACTCGTAAGCGTGTCCTTACCATGAAAGACATGTTTGGTGATTTCTTCAAAAGTTTAACACACGGGCCTAAGACTGTAGTCGGATCACTTACCGCTATGTTCGGTTGGATTGGTTCCTTCTTTAGAGCAAAAGCACGTCTCCAAAACATCAAGGCTATGGCTATTGCGATTGGTGTACTGGTGGCGTCATTATGGCTCCTCTCAACCATTCCTGCTGATAAGCTCTTAGTTGGTCTTGGAGGTTTAGCAGGAGTTCTAGTAGTGTTCGAGATATTCTATCTCACATTATCCAGGACGACCAAGAAATTTAACCCTGCTAGAGTGCGTAATATGCAACAAGCCATGCTTGGTATGTTAGGTATTGCTGGTTCGATTCTCCTACTTACCGCCTCTGTTGCTCTATTGGGTAATATGGACTGGAAGAAGGGTCTTCAGGGTATTATTGGTGTAAGTCTCCTACTTGGAGCAATCTTTACATCAATGGCTATTATGAATAAACTACAAGGTAACGCTGTTCGTGGTACTCAGAAGATTGCGGTAACGTTCCTAACCTTTGTGGGTATTGCCTATGCAATTAGGAACATTGTTCCGTCTATCGCAGCGCTTGGTGAGATGAACTTCTGGAAGCTACAACAAGGGCTATTCGGTATAGTCACTATTGTAGCCGGTATTACAGCAGTAATCCTAGCAACATCTAAGATGCAAGGAACCAAATTTGCTTCAGTCTTTGCCTTTAGTGCTATGGCGTCTGCTATTAAGAAGATGTCTGGTACTATAGAGAAACTCGGTGAGATGAAGACAGATGTCTTACTCAAGGGTGGCGCTGCAGTACTTGCCATGCTTGGTGTAATGGCGGCTATGACCTTTGCATTTGGACAATTGGATAATACAAAACAATCATTCGCTAAGAACGCTCTTGTAATGTTCGGCGGAATGATACTTTTGTTCAAAATGATGTCAGAACTTGCAGAGGAATTAGGTAAGATGCCAAATCCCGATACGTTCATGAATGCTTTGGGTGGTATTACGATTGTTGTTGGTCTATTCTCATTACTTGCTATGAAGCTTGGTGATGGTGCAGTTGCCGGAGACGGAACCTCTCGTGGCATTAGACGTCTAGGTGTAATCGCAGCTGAGGTTGTTGTTGCGGCATCCGGTCTATTTATCCTGAGTCAGATGAATACAGACCTAGGACATGTCGTTACCGCGGTCGTTGCCTTAGGCGCTGTTATGCTTGGCTTCATTGGTCTAGCTAAACTTAGTGAGCGGATTAAGACCCAAGGACTTATTGCTATGGGAGTGGCTGTCGGCGCATTGGTTGTTGCAGCACTCGGTATGCAAATGCTAACTCAAATTCCAGTGGATGATATTTGGACTAAAGTTGCGGTTCTAGGTGCTATTGTAGCCGGTCTTGCTGTTATCGGTGGCATCCTTGGAAATTCTACAATGGGTATGGTCGGCGTGGCTGTGTTGGCCGGAAGTTTCTTGCTTCTTGGTCTAGGCGTAAAAGTCGCCGCAGACGCTCTAGCCGGGTTCCTTAATGCCGCTACTGGATTCATTCAAGCTATGAATGATATGATAACCACTACATCTAAGCTTGGTGCCGAAGGTGGCGAAAACGTCGCTAAGTTCTTCAAAGAAGCGGCCAAAGGTGCAGATGATATGGGGCGTGTTGCGGCTGGTGTTGTGACCGGTATTGTAGTCGGGTTTATCGAAGGAGTTGAAGGTAATATTGGACGTATTATCCAAGTTGGTATTCGCCTGATGACCGGATTCCTTGAAGGTATTCTTACCATGTCTGCCCAGATTGCAGAAGTACTTGTAACAATTGCTGGTGAGGCAGTTATTAAATTAACTGAAGCCATGCCTGGTTGGTTTACTAAGTTCTGTGACGCATTCTTACAAGGGCTCTTACAAGTAGCTCAATGGATTAGAAATAACAAGAACGTTCTTGTTATGGCCGGTCTGGAGATGGTCGAGGCTCTTACTGAGGTTATTTTAGAAGGTCTCCGTATCATGACAGTCCTGATGCTGAAGTCTATGGAGAATATCCCATTCATTGGCGATAAAGTCAAAGAGATGACCCCTAAAGTCGATGAAGCGTTTAAGGCTATGGCTGAGTCTGGTCGTAAAGCTTTGGATGAACTCAAAGACTACCCTTCAATTGCAACCGAAGATGGTATTAAGAAAGCCATTGAAACTATGGATGCGCTTGGCCCAGAAGAAGCCGAGGCCGCTCGTAGGTTCGCTGCGGCTGGTAAAGATGGATTAGATACCTTCCGTATCTACTGTTCTCAGCTCGGTATTCAAGGCCCTGAAGAATTTATCAAAGGACTTCAAAATGGTTCAATTTCTGCACAAGAAGCAGGTAAGCTATTGTCCAAGATGGCCGAACTTGGTATGTCTGAGAACCAAATCAAGTATATCGCTGAAGCAGCAGGGTTTGATTATGCCAACGGTGTCCTTACAGCTAAAGAGAAAGCTAAGGAAAGCGGCGGTGAAGTTAAGAAGGCTGTTGAAGAAGGTCTTTCCGGTGACGGCCAAGGCTTCGATACGGGGCTTATTTCTTCCGCATTCACCAAACTCAACGAGCACATGGGCGGTCAATTAGATGTAACTAAAGCTTTGGCTGGAGTTAAGACTGGTGAAATTAATCAAGAAATGATTGATAAGCTAGCATCTGGGGACTTTGCTGGTATTTCTCAAGAGAACATGGATGAATACATGAAGCCTGTTGCGGGTATGGGTGATAAAGCGGCAGCCGCTGTTGATGACGCTAATACTAAGGTTGGTGCATCTATGGACAAGATGTCTGGCGATGTAAATGCTAAGGCGACCACAACGCAACAAAACCTGAACACTACCTTGGGTAACTTTGCGCCTGGTATTAACCTCGCTGGTACTGGTATGACTAACTATAGTAATACCATCGGTAATGGTAAGACTACCGCTGAAAGCTCAGCTAAGACAGTTGCGGATACTGCTCAGAAGGCTATGAAGTTTGATGGTAAGGACTCTGCTGATAAATCAGTAACGTCTTATGCCAACAACCTTAAGTCTGATGAGAATAAAGGTAAAGCGTCTAAGGCGGCAGGAGAGGTTAATAAGTCTGCACAAAGCGGTCTTAAAGGTACTGGTACTGCAGCTAACTCTGGTGAGGCTATCACGAAGGCCTTTGCTGGAGGCCTTGCTTCCCAAGCAGCGCTTAAGGCAGTTGATGAGGCTATGGCTAAGGTTAACTCCAAGGTTAAACATCACCAACCACAATCTCCAGCTAAAGAGGGTGTCTTCTCTGGTGATGGATGGCGTGGTGTATTCCGTTCAGGTCTTGCCATTGTTAAGGAATTTGCTGGAGGTTTAGGTTCTACTAAATCTATGGAAGCTATTTCCTCAAACATGGATAAGGTCAATGAATTCGTTCAGTCTTCTATGGAGACCATGACCGGATATCTTGATGAGAATATGGATATGAACCCTACCATTACTCCTGTCCTCGATACAACAAATCTCGATGGATATAACTGGAGTGGTGCCGGTTCACTTAACCTTACTAGCGGAGTAAATTACTCTGCGCTTAACCCTGCTACAAGGGCGCAAGCAAGCAATAGATATTCTATTGATGAAGTAGTTAAAGGTCTTAATGCTCTTGATCGTAAGCTTGAGACTCTTGCAGAAGTTGGAACTGTTGGTAATGAGCTTCTTGCTCAAGACCGTGTCAGTCCTGTATTTATGGATAAAGACCTCGTTAATCGGGCTCTTGCTCCAGGTATGGCTGATGCGCAACGTTCCTATAACGATCGACTAAACATGTTAGATGGAGTATTACCAACGATATGAGAGATGAGAACTATTTCTCCATAATCTTTGGTGAGGGTGCCGAAGCTGTTGATATCGGTAAACTCTTTGATGCTGTAACTAAAGTTGAACGTAACGCTGGTGCCGGTTTAGAACACTCGTATTCTGCCGGCGTCGGTCGTTTTGGTAAGACTTGGGTCTCAGCCCATAGAGCAACATATCCTATCAATGTTGAGGCTGTTCTACATGGCGGGCCTGTTGATTTCTTAGCCCTTAGAACTAAGCTGGCCAGAGTGCTAGACTGTCCTAATGGGCCTAAGAAGTTGCAGTTTGACGACCAAGATGGTAAGTATTACATGGCGGTAGCTACGGGGGTTACAAAATTCTCAGAAGATATCAAGTCTAGTAAAGTTACTGTCTCAATTGCGTTTGATGTACCAGATGGGTTACTTCATTCAGAAGTTACTAAGGTGCTCAACGAGTCAACAAGAAGCGCCGACATTGGAACTCTTACTAAAGAAGGGAAAACTGTCAAAATAACTCTAAATAATACAGGGTCTGCTCCGGCTTACCCTAAGATTAGGGTTCATAACAATTCCGACAACGGTTGGATTGGGCTTGTAAACCAGAACGGCATAATGGAAATCGGTACAAGTCTAGCTGATGTCGCAGGTACTCGGGTTGCCTCAGGTCAGTTTAACCAATCACATACTTTAATAGATATTAAACCCGAAGATAAGGCCGAATGGGCTAAATTTACAGAAGTCTCTAGCCGATACCAGAACATCTCACCTCTACCTTTTGCTAGCCACGGAGAAATTGGCGGGCTTAAACTGGGTTGGCGTGAGAAAGGCCTTGGCGGACAATCATATCCTGCTCCTGGTCTACATTGGAATGGCCAAGGTAGTAAGGGTATCGGTCGTGACTGGGGCTGTGGTATTTATGAATACGTCCTCCCTAACGACAAGACTGGCGTAAAAGGCGCTAAAGACTGGCGTTGTGATTTCAACATGAAAGTCTGGGAGTCTGCCTTTGGTCAATCAGGAGCGCTATCGCTTATGTTTATGACCGATGACAACCGTGTTATTTGTGCTTATACTATTGAGAAGCCGGATACCTCAGGGGAAATCACGTGGCAGTCGTTCTCACTAGGTGATATCCACTCAGGTGCTACCTACCAACGTGAGATGAATAGCTTCGGCGCAAACAACAACGAGCCTGGACAACCTCGACCAAACGTAGCCTTTAACAGTCGTACTGGTGATGCATATATTATCAAAGAAGGCCCTAAGTTGACTTTCTCTTATAACGGTATCCCTAAGACACTCAACGACCCGTCTAAAGAATACCTAACTTGTACTAAGATTTGGGTTATGGCTGGGCGCTATAAAGGCGAAAGAGATGGTGTAGGCTCGCTCGATACTTTATGTATTCAATCCATTCGCTTCGTTAAGAATAATGCTGAGCGCTATGACCTAGTCCCTAACAAGTATGCTAAGGGTAGTGAGGTCGTAGTAGACATGGAACAAGGTAAAGTGTCGTTCGTGGCAAACCCAGCCGCTTCTAAAGTTGGTGTATCTGCCGCTGGAGACCTTATTAACGGTTCTCGCTACTTCTCAATCCCTCCAGGTGAGTCTAAATTAGAAGTTCATTCATCTGACTTCTGCGAACAAGCACCTGATGTTACTATAGAATGGGATGAAGCCTGGTTGTAAGAAAGGAGGGCCAAAACTTCAAAATGATTGCAAAACCTGCATGGCAGTTGACTGTTCATGATAATGCTATGAATATCATCGATCATATAAATAATGATGTACCTGGTTCTCTTAAGTATTACGACGAAGAGTTCCATGAATACTGTGGTAAGGGTTCCTCAACCTTTAACTTTAAGGTTGATAAGTATCTAAACGGTAAACTTAACCCTAGAGTTGAGCAAATGACCTCCGATTGCTATATCTCATTCCAAGATGATGGTCGAGATTATGTCTTCAGTGTCATAAACCGTAAAGAGACCAATACCACAATTGAATTCGAGTGTAACTCAGCAAATCTTGAACTTCTTAACGAGAAAGTTCAAGCATATGAGGCAAAAGAAGCTCATACCTTCCTTGAGTATGCAGATATTATGGGCCTATTCAGATTCACTAAGATTGACTTGGGTCGTTGCGATGTTCGTGATACCAAGCTAACTCTTAAATTTGAGTCTGATGACGACACTTGTTTAGCCCGTATTATCAAGCTTGTCGAAGCCTTTGATTGTGAGATGGATATTCGTACCTATCTTAATCAAGGTGGACAAATCGACAAGTATGAGCTTAATGTCTACAAGTCCCGTGCTCTTGCTGATGACCGTGAAGATGGTCTAGGTCGAGTTCGTACCGATATCCGCCTTGAGATGGGTCGGGACATCGTATCGGTAGTGAAGAAAGAGGATAAAACCAACCTCTTCTCCGCTATCCGTATCCGTGACAAAGACGGTAACTATATTAAACAACCCAAGGCTAGAGAGGTTAAGGCGGCGGATGGTGTACATAATGAGATCTACTGTACTCGTAACGCTACTACTATTTATGCCCCACTCTCAGCTAAATTATATCCCTCACTCAATAAACGTGAGAACTGTGATAACTGGATTGTACGTGATGTAAAGACCGAATTCACGGATTACAAACAAGCCTGGGCCTATGCGGTTAAGATGTTGAAGACCTATATGTATCCCGTTACGACATGGGAGATTGAGCTAAACTCAGCTGTAGTTCTACAACGTAATGATATCCGTATTGGCGATATTATCTTCTTAACTGACGAACACTTTGCTGGAGGTCTTCTGATTAGAGCTCGTGTCACTGAGATGGTGCGTTGTTCGACAGATCAGACCAAAACTAAGATCACCTTGTCCAATGTTGTCGCTACTAGACCTACGAACAACTCTGTTCTTAGCAAGGCGATGGCCCAGATGGTGGCCGATGCTCAACCTTTCAAAATGAATGTAAAAGTTACAGGCCCTACCATGTTCCGTGAAGTCTCTGATACTTGTGATGTTATTCCGACTCTTTATAAAGGTTCTACTGAGTTTACTGAAGCTGAATATGTGTATTACATAGACAACCAAGTAGCGGGTAGAGGTGATAAGTTCACCGTATCTAAGGCTAATATTGGGACTAGTGGTCGTGCGCTTATTACAGTTCAAGCCCTCGTTCGGGGTGAAGTGGTTGAGTTCCAGGATATTACATTCTCAACTGTAAGTGATGGTATTTCCCCAATCTTAACTGTCGTTCATTCTAGTAATGGTGACACCTTTAAGAACGGTATTATTGACACTCGTATTACGGCTAAGTTATATCGTAATGATGAGGAGATTGATACTGAGGGAGAAGGGTTCGCTTACAAGTGGACTAAGATTTTAGCTAATGGTGTAGCCGATGAAGAATGGGCTAAGAAACCTCAGGCTAGGATGAAAGGTTTTAATCTAACCAATGCTGATGTTTTAAACCGCGCTACATTTTCTGTAGCCATTGAGACAAAATAGAAAGGAAACAAATGGTTGTTGTATCTAGTGGTCAGATCACGATCACCGACGTAGAAGATGGGAAACCAGGGCGTGATGGCCAAGTCGGTGAGAATATACTCTTAGACACAAACGCTATGTCTGTATCTAAGAACTATGCAAATCAAGACCGATATTATTCGCATTCAGGAAACCATGCGTTATTTGAATTCGGATATACTCAAATCCAAGACCCGCCAGTTGCTTCTGTTTCTACTGGTGTTAGGTTTAAAAACAAAGCCGGTTCTTCTGGTAAGAATATTGGCGTATGCTGGTATGGTGGTGACTACAAAGGCGTAGAACTCAAACCCGGAACTAAATATACTATTTCTTGCTATGCGAGGAAGATTAGCGGTGCTTCAACTGCTAAGATGTATATTTACCCAATGCTTAAGGACTGGTCTATATTTGGCGATTTCCTAACGGATTACATTATATCCAACGATTGGGTGCAGTTATCTAAGACCTTTGAATTCGACCCAACTAAGATGGGCGACAACGACCCGAAGGCTGCTCGTATTTACTTTACAGTACTTGCGACAAACACTGAGTTGTTTGAGGTTCAGGTGTGTGGGTTTAAGCTTGAAGAAGGCGATCACGCTACACCGTATGAACCAAGTCCTGTCGAGACAACTATCGAACTAGGACGCAAAGCTAACTCCGACTCTGTATTAGAACAACAGCGTCTGCTTAAAGAAGCTCAGGACGAAGCATTAAAGGCTTTGAATGACGATATCATGAGAAAGGTATCTACAGACTGGGCGGACTTAATTAAACGTATTCGTGATACAGATGAGGCTGGTCGAAAAGCAGCCGAGGAGTCTTTACGTGTGATGTCTGCTCGTTTAAGGTCAGAGGTATCTAAGCAGTTTGGTGAGTACGCATATATTCGTGAATTCATCACAACTCAAGTAGTTGAGAGTGAGGAAGGTCTCTCTATCGGTAAGCAGGACAATAGTGAGCAGTTGGTATTTACGCCTAACCGTATTTCATTTATGTCCGCTGGTAAAGAGATTGCCTCAATCGCTCAAGGACGGCTTAACATTGACTCGGGTGCTTTTACCTTAAGTCTTCAAATTGGTCGCTTTATTACATTCCAGGATCCGTCTGATCCTACACGGAATATTACAAAATATATAGAAGGGTAGGATAATATAGATGGCAACTTGGACTTCGGGGGTAAATAACGGATACTCTCTTAGAATGAATGCTTATGAGATTGGTGTCAATCAAACCGCCAACTCATCTACCGTTCGTATAGACTTATGGCTTAAAGTAGGAACTCAGTCGTTCTACGGCCCTATGTTTGTAGAGGCTCGTTGTGGCGGACAGAAGCAGAATAAGACTGTTCAAATTAGCGGGCCCGGATTTAACTCAGAAGTATATCTAGGAACATGGGACTTCAACTACCCACACGGCTCAGACGGTAAACAAGTAGCGAACGTCGATGCCTTTGTTAATGCCTATAGTACAGCCTTTGCCTTTACTGGTGAATTGGTTGTAGGAAATCGACAATTCGCTTTAACTGATATCCCTCGGGCGTCAGATCCAATGGGCAACTATCAAGGTGTTCTCGGACAGCCGATTACTTTCACCGCAAGGCGTAAATCAGACCAGATGTATAACACTGTACAGTTGCGCTTCGGTGACGTCGATACAAAGATAATCGACCCGATGAGAGACACTGCCACATGGACACCTCCTCTGGATCTGGCATCCAAATTCCCTCAATCTAATGAGGGTGTTGGGACTCTTACGCTAATCACATATCGTAATGGGACGACCATCGAAACAGGTCGGTCTGCTTCACAAATCAGGCTGCGTATTCCAGATACCGAGAAACCTGTTATAAAGGGTATTAATATTGAAGAGCAACATGCTAAGTGTAAAGAACTTCTTAAAAACTTAAAGTATGTTCGTATTTTATCTGAGATACAGGTATCGCTAGGTGACTTTGAAACTAAGTACGGTGCGACTATACCTGATGATGGTATGACGGTTCGACTTATGCAGGACGCTAAGGTTCTGAGGGAGGTTGTGGGTAAAAACGTTATTCTCAACAACATCAATACAAGCGGAAAACACGTTTTAAACGTCACAATACGTGACTCTCGTGGTTTGACATCAGCCGCCTTTGAGAAGGTTATTCAAATCGACAACTACTCTCCTCCAGTTTGTAGTGCTCGTGTTGATCGACGTAACGATGATGAGAAGAAACTTCGACTTTACCTCAACGGTCGAACATTCCCGTTATTCGATGACCAGAATAGGAACGTCAATGCTGGTAGGCGTACTGTTACTGTAAAGAACCCCACAACCAATACTACGGTCAATGATACCTCAGGCAACCTAGTAAGTATATTTGGTATAAATGATACCGACGCAATAGTCGACTTAACGGCTAATTATTCTACCGGTAATTCGTTTTCCGTTTATATTGCTTATGAGGACGCCTTTGGAAATAAGGCAGACCAGAGCTTAGTTGTCGGTACAATCAAGGTACATCGAACTGATGATCCATTTGGTGTCGGTATAAACAAGGTTCGGGAACGTGGCGCTTTAGATATCGCGGGCGATGTGTATGTGAATAACAAGAAGTTATCTACACATGCTTTGACTGAGGACAGCGGACAAGCGATTGTATTGGCTGAGCGATATGATGTGAATAACCTATTAGCTACAGGGTTCTATCGTTGTCTTAAACCTACTAATGTTCCAGCAAAAGACGAATGGTTCTATATCCGGGTTATTTCCCATAATCTATCCTCCTATGTCTTCCAAGAAGCATATGGATATAATGGAAACTGGACTGGATACCGTGTTAAGGTAAGAAATATATGGCAACCTTGGAAATCCTATGAAGGTGAAGATACCCCGGTTTATTACTTGGAGAATGTTCCAATCGGCTGGGGTATTAAAGCTACTTTCCAGAAGCGTGGTCGTATTGTTACGGTGGATGTCAATGCTATAGCAAACCCGAACATCAATGTCGAGAACGCCAAACTCGGTGAACGTATTCCAAATGGGTTCAAGCCTATGGTTAATACTCAAGTCGTACTCTACCGTAACGCGGGGTCTACAATCATAGCACCGGCTCTATGGTCATTTAACGCTGATGGGACTATCGCTCATACGGAGTCTACCTCTAGTGGTAACCGTGTGTATCGTGGTCATGCTAGCTGGATTGCAGAGTCTACACAACCTGCAACTGGCGGAGCTAATGCTCAAATAAGGAGATAGAATGAAATTAGAATTTCAATCCAAATCACTCACATATAGTGCTGACAATAAACCCTTAGCAACTCGTGTTGTATTAGGGAATGCTGAAGGCGCTTTCCATCCAATTAACTTGCCACCAACATCAATCGACAAGTCTAACGATGAGTTGTTTGATGATGCGCTGGCTATCTTATTCTCTGAGAACTTTACAGACCGTAAAATCAAAGAGACTGACGAGAAGGTCGACCGCTTACAAGCCCTTATCGACGTATTTACCATTTACGCCGTTACTAAGGATTATACTGGCGACGACCCAATCGACCCGGTGCTTTACGGCGCATTGCTCAAGCTTGTACCGGACGCTGTTGTAGGTAAGACTTATAAGGCTAACGATGTCGTGGCTATTACAGACTCTACTATCAATAACTCATATGGTACAGGACAACGTGTGCTTGTTCAGTTTATTCGTGAACATACATATGCAGCCGCTGATACAATCCAAACATTCTACAAGAATGGTTCTAACGAACAAAACGGCGTTGGGGTAGCATGGCCTTGGCCTAACCCTCGCGCTAATTACTAAAAATTCAAAATAAATTAAAAAGAGGTATATAATTTATGAAACTTAATCTTAAACTTCGTCTTCAAAACCGCGCTACTCTTATTGCTCTTATCTCAGCAGTATTCTTGATGCTTCAACAATTCGGACTTACAATCCCTACCAACATCAAAGACGGCGTGAACACTTTCGTGCTTATCTTGGTTATTCTTGGTGTTGTTACCGACCCTACAACTAAAGGTATCGGTGACTCAGTTCAAGCTTTGGGTTACGACACACCAAAGGAAAAAGAATAAACCATACACTTAGGAAGCATACATAGATAATGCAGAGATTATTGATGGATGAGAAGGTCTTAACAGGCCTTTCTCTTTTTATTATTGCCCTTATCAGTTTACTAACTAGAAGTGTTAATATGTATATTGAGAAGGTCAAAAAAGAAAAGGAAGAAGATGTCGCACGTCAGCAACGTTATGCTAATGAGCAAAATGATAAGTTGAATTCGATTAAGCGGTCTATGTTACGTTCGGAATATCTCGCTATATACAATTCTACGGAATTTACTTATGACGAAAAATATATTATGACCCGACATATTATCGCTGATTATCAGAAGCTTCGAGGTAATACTTATATTAAGGAACTCGATGCGAAACTTGCTTCAAAAGTTATAATGTCTGACCGAGAAGGAATTCTATACAACGGAGACTATAATGGCGACCAAAGCTGAAGTAATTAACTGGGCTAGAAGTATTGCCGATAGAGGAATTGGGGTTGATGCAGACGGTGCCTTTGGTGCTCAATGCGTTGACTTACCTAATATGATTGCCCAGAAATTCTTTGGGCGGTCGATGCGTGGTAACGGTATAGATATGCTTAACGCTGGTAGAGGGAATGGCTGGCTCACAACTGGTGCTACCGCCCCTCGTGCTGGCGCTATATTCTGTATGCGGGTATCCTATCATGGTTATGGACATACAGGCCTTGTTATATCCAATCCTGATGGCGCAGGACGATTCCAAACTATTGAGCAGAACGTAGACGGAGGACTAGGCGGTGGCCCTGCACGTTATCGTACCAGGACACTAGGTGGTGGTGCTGAGACTATTATCGGTTTCACATACCCTCCTTATTCTGATGGTATCGATGGCGATGTTGGTGCCGGTGGCCCAGCCCCTGAAGCCCCTCAACCGAACGGAGAGACAATGGACTTTACATTTAATATTAAAGGTGACCCGAATTGGGATGCAGGTACCGTGTATTATTACAATGGTGCTGTAAATGAGATTCAACCAATTCATAACACCGAAGAATTGAAATATCTAAGGTCTATCTACAAGGATACCACGGGCAGAGACTTGAAGGATTATCAGTGGAATAATGTAGTCCCTGTTTATATCCGTATCTTTGGAGCACTTAGACCAACAACATCTGATAACAACATCAAGGCTACTCTTGACAAGATTATCAAACAACTGGAGAATGCTACTTAATGGCTATCCATTTTACATTTAGGATTGAGGGCGGTGACCCTAAACTTGATTATCTTCAAGGCTGGCATAAGGACAAAATCTATTACTATAATGGTGATGAGAATGAAGTCGCTTATATCGGTCACCCCGAAGATCTTAAATACCTGAAACAAATCTTTAAAGAAACCCACGGAAGAGATCTTAAGCATTATGATTGGAATGTAGCGGTGCCTGTATTCATTCGGATATTTGGTGTACTACAACCATGGACTGGAGCAGGCGGCATGCGTCAAGCTCTAGAGACTCTTAAGAAGAAGATTAAAGAGTATGAGGATATTTACTGGGAGCCTAAGTTTGTGGTTCCTCGTATGTCTATCCATATTCGCCGTGAACCGACTCGAGTAGCTGAGTCTATAGGTATCTGCGAGATTGACAAGAAATACGAAGTACTCGACCTAACCACAAGGTGTGATTGGCACTGGGCTAAAGTCCGACACAATGATGTTGAAGGCTGGATGGCTTTAGGTGATATTACAGGTGAGTGGTATGTTGAGAAACTTCGTGAATAAAGTTAAGGGCGTTGTGTGAGTGAAATCTACAACGCTCATTTTTTTTTTTCAAATATTTACATACCGCTATATAGAATATATAAAAAGAGGTAATTAAAATGAAAAAGATTATTATGATTGTTATTGCTGTATTGGCTGTATTTGTACTTACTGGATGCAAAGACGATAGCTTACATTCTAAATACCCAGGTTTGAAACCAGGACAAAAAGTTGTCATTGATGTCAAACATGATGGTGAATGGGATTATGAGCATACCGTTACTGTAGACGAGGACGGAACATATGCAGAATCATATATAGCAGTAGAACCAAAATAAACTGGAGATTTACAGATCTCCTCTTTTTTCTTTTTCAATTTTTTACACGTATCTATATAGAATACTAATGAAAATAAATGGAGGAATTAAAATGGTATACTTTATTACAGTATTGGTGGTACTATGGATCTTGTCTTATGGATTCACTAGCATTCTACGAGGAATCGGAGCATTCATTCTAGCCCTATTTGGACGCTAAAATGAAAACTTCGGTTTTCTTTTTTTTTT